TGATAGACGGCCCCCGGTTGAATGCTCGAAATCGGATCATCTTCGACGGCCCCACCCCCGACGACCTCCTCGGACCCGCCGTCGAGGTCGACGACGAACGCCGCGAAACAGGCCGCAATCTTTTGCTGCATAAGTTTTGCGTCTTGGTTGTCGGCAAAGTCCTGCAAGGCCAGTGCGACGGGCGCAAACCACGACACCCCGCGCCGTTGGCCCGGTCGATCCTGTCGGTAGATATGAATGATCTCAGAGGCAGCAACGCGCTTTGACGCGCCCCCGCGCCGCAAGATCGTCGAGGTCGAGCCCGGATGCTCATCAAACAGCCAATAGGCAACGCGCCGCCCTAGACGATCGAACTCGATCCCCTCGCGGATCATCCCGCCTCGATCGGTCGCGCCCTCTTTCGCGGTATCGAGAAAATCGGCCTCGATCACTTGGATCTGGAACGGCAGCGGCAAGCCGTCAGAATTGCGGCGGCGGCGGCGACGCACCAGAACCTCGCCCGCATCCACAACCGCCATAACGGCAAGTTTTTGCAAACCGTAGAGCGTCGATTGCCCGTCCGCGTCGATCGACGAGCTGTCGAAATGGCGCTTTACGTCGCGTTCCCACTCAATCGCGAGGGGCGAGTCGGCAGGGAATACCGCTTTGGGCAAGATCCCCGCCGCAACGACATTCGACGCGATGACGTGTTGCGCGCGCGCCGCGAAAGGCGTGTTGCGGATCATATCGCGCGAGATCCACGCAAGGCGTTGGCGGCGCGCGGCGGCCCCGTCCGCATCCGTGGCCGAGACCTTCCAGCTTTTGCCCCGACGGCCAACCGTCGCCGCATCATAATTCGCCAGCACGCGGCGCGCGACATTGGACGCCATGCGCGCCCGCACCCTGCGAAGCTCGGCCGTCGGGCTAACAAAGCCGATCATCTTATCGAGGATCGTCATGATCAAACGCCTTTCGAGAAGGCGGGATAAGAGACCCGACGACGATTTGCCCCGAGGCCGAGCTCGCGCTCGATCCGTGCGATCGTCCGCAACATTTCATCGGTCGAGCTATAAGTGACCGTGTTGCCGCCGTGCGAAACCGACCGCACGCCCGACGCGACGGCCTCTTTCAAGGCGGCAAGTTGCGCCGCGTTAAACGTGCTCATACCCATTTTTCCTTTCTGTTGATCCAATCGCCGCCCTGTTTCGGGCGCTTGCGCGGCACCGGCTTTTGAGCCGAGACCGCCTTAGGAGCGGACGGGGAGACAGGCGGCGGCGCGCTTTCAGCCGGTTGCGCGGCCAGCCCTGCGGCGACCGAGATCACCGCATCGAACAAATCGCCCTGCCCCTCGGCAGGAGCCGCCGAGCGTTCCACCTCGAGCGCGTCCCATTGCTCGGCGGTCATACTCGACCAGCCTTTGCGCAGTGCCGCCGCCTCAGCGTAGTTTGTGCAATCAAGCGCCTCATTTCGGCGCGTGGCCTCGACCAGCTCCCAGCGCGAAATCATCACACCCGACACCCCACGTTTTAGCGTGCGCACCTCGGCCGTGATCATCCGATACCACTCGTCGCCAAGGCCCCGCGCGATATGCACGAAGCCCCGCTCGCTCGGGTCTTCCTTGGGCAACTTGTCGTAAAGCTCGCCCTTCATTTGCGAGACGTTGAGCATCCACGCCCGCTTTTGCGCGGCCTTGCTGCGCTCTTTGACCCCCGGTCGACGGTCGAACCGTTGCGGGACCATGATCGGCCCGTTTTGCGAGTTGCTCCCTTTGACGATAATCACGCGGCCCCACGGATGCCGCCGCGCCCACGACCAAACGTCATCGGTGAACGTGCCGCCGTCGATCGCCAGCATATCAAGCGGCAGTTTCAGCCCCCGCTCGGTGCGCCAATGTGCCTTGAGAAGCGCGTCGAGCGCGTCGCGCCCCTCTTGCGACGAGATTTCATGCGGGATCACCAGATAGTCGACGATCCACCGTTGCCGATCGCGTCCAGGCGCCACGATCTCGACCTCGATCCGATCGCCTTGGCAGTCGACGCCCGCCGTCAGGATAACCCCGCGCGCCGGAACGATCGACCGAGGCAGCACATCGCCCTCGGCGGCATTCTCGACGCGGTCGCGCAGCTTTTCCCAATCCGGCCCAGCGGTTGCCATCTCATACGGCAGGCCCGCAACGTCATTGTAAAACGTTTGCTCGGTCTCCGCTTCCACGGTCGCCGCAAGCGCATCCGCCGTCACAGAGGTCGAGACGTTGCGCCAGCCCATCGCCCGTGCGTAATCGACCGCGATCGAGGCCCAATCCCGAAACGTCGAATAGGCCCGCCACAGGTGAAAGCCCGGATGATCGCCGCCCGGATTGGTCGCCACCCAACGGCCGCGCGCAACAATCGCCTCTTTGTGCTCATGGCCGATCGCACACCCGCAATCATCGCAGGTGAAATGCGCCGAATGCAGCCGCTCGGGATCAAGCGAGCGCTTGAAGTTTTCCCATGTCAAAGGCGCTTCATGTCCGCAATGCGGGCAAGGCACATAGAAAAGCCGTTGATCCGAGCGATCCCACGCCCGTGTGATCCGGCAGGTGCCTTTGATCAACGGCGTCGAGACCCGCAAGATCTTCGCATCTTCAAAGCCCGAGGCGCGACTTTCGGCCAATGCCTCGGGATCGCCCTTGGAGGTTTGCTCGAACTTCGCCAGATCGTCGAGAATAACGAGTTTGCGCGAGGTGCCGGTCAGATCGTCGGGCGATCCGGCCGAGGCGACTTTGAGCGAGCCCGTCCGCGCTAAGGTCTCTTGGTTTGACATCGTGTCGCGGTTCTCGCCGCGCGATGCGCCGAACACGCGCCGCAAATCGGGCGCAGATCGCCGCATCGGCAACCATTTATTGTTCACCCATTCGGTCGCCGCCGAACCCGTCGGGTGAACGACCAAAGCGTCGACCGGCCCATAAGAGAACCACGCGCCGAGCGCCGGTTGAATGACCGAGACCGTTTTGCCCCATTGCGCAGATCCGCGCACCGTCACCTCACGCGCCGGATGCTCGGGCGAAAGGCAGTCGTGAATGTCGCGCAGAAACGCAAAACGCTTGATCGAGAACTTGCCCGGAATAGGCGACCGTTCATCGAACTCGACGTTTTCCTCGGCCCATCTGGTGACGTCGGGCGGCGGCGGCGGTGCAATCGCATCCGCCATGGCCGACAAAATCACCCCGGAGGCCGGAGCTAGAAACCCCATGTGCGGCGATCAAGCGCGGCGGGCGCACAGGGCGACCGCATGGCGAGAGACCGAGCCGCGCAGCTTTGCGGCCGTTGTCAGCAAAACATCGAGCGGGATCGCGTGCCGGATCGTGAGGGTCGCAATCTCGGCCTCGAGCTCGAGCGCGCGCTCGGCACAGATCGCCGCGCTCTCGAAAGAGGCCGCCGTGGTTTTTCCAAACTGTTGCACGTCGAGCCCTTTCGAGATTGCGCCGATCCTGCGGCGGTGATTGCTGTTAAATGTCGGCGGCGGCCTCCGCCTCGGACAGGCCCGCCGCACTGGCGGCCTCGGCCTCAGCCGTCAGTTCGCTCGCGCGCTCGGTGCGATGCGCGCGCCAGAGCTCGAGCAAGATCGCGCGGGCCTCGCGGTAGTCGACGCCAAGCCGATCTGCGATCGCCCGCGCCCCGTTGCGCAAAACGGTCTCGAACTGTGCCACCTCGCGGCCAAGCGCACGAGCGACCAGCAAGTCGACCTCGGAGGCTAGCAGATAAGCGCCCTCCTCAACCTGATTTTGACGCTCCAACCGGCGCGCTTCCTCGACGGCTTTGCGGGTTCGCGCCAATTCGTAATCGGTCGAGGGCGGCGGCAAGAGCGACGCGGCCAATACGGCGGCATTCGTCGGGATCTCGGGGACGGGCGTGATCGGTGAGGCCGGTGCCGCTTCAACGGGCGCGGCCTCGGGAAGATCGGCGGGCGCGGATCGCAGCGCCTTGCGGGTCGCGGCCCCGTTGCCCAGCATTTGCCCCGCATCGAGCGTGCGCCCCAGCGCTTCGCGAACGCGATCGAGGTCATATCGCAGATTGCGGCCGACGCCCGAAAAACAGCCCTCGAGCTTGCCTTCGCTTTTCCACTGCGACACCCGACCCGCCGTCACGCCGATCTCTTTCGCGAGCGCCGCATTCGTCAGGCCCATGACGCAAACCCCGCCAATTTTAGGCCACGCGGCGCTAAATTCCCTAAACATTCCACTCGTTTAGGCTTTGTTAAATGATTAGAGAGCCAGAACCTACGGCCTTCGCCGCCCCCTATAAGAAAGGCTAGGGCGGAGGACCCAAAGCAAAAAACCGCGCGGCGCTTGGCCGTCGCGGGTTTAGTCGCGGGC